GTTCTGCTATGCAGGGGCAAGTATCGCCTGGTCTTAAGCGAGCGGCTTAAGGGGGTTTTATGGTTGGTTTTCGTGGTTTTGTTGCTTTCTGGATCGGGTTTTTCTGTATTGGTGCGGTTCTCCTGGCTGTTGCCGGTTGTGCCGTTCCTAGCGCTTCTTCGTACACGCCGGCTGTTTACAAAATAGACCGTTTCCACGATGACAACTATGGTGTTTTCCGTGATCGTGCTGAGTGGCTTAGGTGGGCTTACGGTGGGCCGTTATGACTATCAACGCTATTCCAGTAACGGGCAACGCGGCTTTTGATTACTTCTTTACCATTGTTTTCGTCATGGGCCTTGTGTCTATCGGTCCTGCGCTTCTCTTTCGGCTTTTCAGGTATTGATTATGCGTTTTTTCTTTTGGGTGATTTATCCGGTGATGGTGCTGTCCCTTTTGGTTTGGTGCGGTGTGTGTTTTGGTGTGGTGTGTGATGGTTCTGTTTGGCCGATTCCTACTGAGTGTTTTGACGATAGTCACGCTTTTATTATTGGATCTGGTGTTGATTCAAGGGACTCAGTTAGGCTTGGTCCTGGTGCTTCTCTGTTCTTTTCGGATGGATCGTCATTATCAACGGCCCCGGTTGTTCCGCCAGGTGCTGAAATGTCCGCTTCGATGGTGGTTTTGCATCGTGATCCGGAAATGCTTTTAGATTGGTTTCAACAGGGAAATGTCTGGACTTCTTTTTTCCCCTCTTATCAGGTGGGTTTTTCAAAGGTTTGTTCTTCCTCTTCTCTTCGTGTCCATTGGACTGATAATGTCGGTGTATACGCGGCTTCTTGGTGCAATATTGGCCTGTTTTTGGACAATTCGGAAGTGCCGTTATGTGCTGGTTCCTGGTCCGGTTCTCCCGATACGACTATGTTTAATCAGCAATCAATTGATTGTGTAGTGCCGTTGGTGCTTCAAGGTCCTCATGTTGTTTCTGTGAAACACCGTAGTCAATACTGCGTCTATGGTAACTATGCTTTTGATTATTCCGGTGTATCGCGGTATATCAGCGTTCAGGAGGTCTATTAATGCTTGATCCTGGTGTGTTGCCTTCTGGCTCATTAATTCTGGGTATGACGGTTGAACATTTCAATTTCTGCATGGGTTTAACGGGTATGGTGTCTGCTTTTGTTGTTCTTCTCATTTGGTCAAGGGGGCTTTAATGATTACTCTTGATTTAGATTTTTATTGGGTGGCCGTTGGCGCTGTCCTGGTAGCGTTTGCCGGTCAATGGGGGTTTCGTCGGGTCAAGGCGTTACTTGGTCGTGGCTAGTCTGCGTTTCCCGTTTTTCTGGCCAAAACACGGGTCATGGTTGGCTATACAAAAAAATAATGGGGGTTTTGTAATGCTTAAAAAAATCAGTGGTGTTCTCATTTCCGTGGCTGGTGTTATGACTCCGGTCGCTTCCTTCGCTGCTCTCTCTACAGGTGACCAGGCGTCCATTCTGGCCGGTATTTCGGCATCCGATACCGTTTTTTATGCCATTGGTGGCGGCATCCTGGTAGTGCTCGCCGGTATCTGGGGTTTCAAGAAGGTTCAGGGGCTCATGTCGGGTCGGTAGTGGCTTGTTAGTGAAACTTGGGGGGGCTTTGCTCCCCCTTCTTTTTTGGGGGTGGTATGAAACACCGTAAATTTGTTTTATTTGGTGTTGTGTTAAGCTTCTCTGCTCCTGCTATCGTTCATGCATTTGGGTTATGGGTTGGTGGGTTTCTGTTCACGTTGGGCCTTGGCAGTTTCATTATGTTCGGGTTTAACAGGTCAGGGTCAACTATGATTAATCCTAATACTGGTAATCCTTATGTTGCTGGTGATGCCACATGGGTTGACTTGAACGCAGCTCCTGGAAGTCCTAATCATACTGGCCCTGCTCAGGCTCGTATGAATTTCGGTGATCTTAAAGGCATGGCTCAGAATAATAGTAATTATCCAAATTTGTCTGCTGCTTTGAGTGATCCCGGTTTCAATGCGGGAGGTGGTAGTAACACTTTTTCGCCGGGTATGCCTGGTGATGTTTGGCAGAATGGTGTTGATAATGGAAAATTCCATAAATTGCATCAGCTGCTAGCTCAAGGGACTCAGAATTGCGGGCCGCCTGTTTGGTCGCCTAACGATATTTATCCTACGAACCTTTCGTTTAACATAAGCAATGATGGGAATGGTCATTGTAATGGACAACTGTGGTCTTTAGAAGGTGGGACTGTTCCTAAGCCTAGTCCTTCTGAAGCAAGTCCTGGCGATTTTGCTTCTGCTGTAAATGGTGATCCGGGTAAGTATCAAGGCGAGCTCGATGGTGCAATGAAAAATAACCCTGGTGGTGTGAAGCTCGACGCTCCTGGGACAAATGGTGCTTCTTCTGGTGGTGGTAGTTCTGGTATCCAGGTCCCTACTAATGCCCAGATAGCTGATTACCTTAATCGGAACGCTGGTCAAGCTGGTCAAAATGCCGGTGATGCTGCCCAAAGTGCTTACAGTACTGCAAGGGCTATTTATGGTGATGGTTCGCTCCAGGCTGCGCTTGCGGCTGCTCGTTTGGCGGATGAACAGGCACGTGCTGCCCGTGAAGCTGCGCGTAAAGCTGAAGAGGCAAAGGCGGCTGAAGACATTGGAAAGGTGGGCCTCCCTGCTGACAATAGTTATGATGGTTCTGTTACGCAGCCTGAAAAGAAGAGTATCGCCGCTTTGCTGGCTTCCTGGGCGGCCAATTCGCCTTTGGGTGCTATGGTTCGTTCTTTTTCTATAACCACTGGACAGGTTCAGTCTTCGGTTGAGATTGGTGATTTTTACGGGCGGCATCTAGTTTTTGATTTTAACCGTTATAGTAGTACTTTTTCTGTTTGCGGTGGGGTGCTGTTGGTGATTTGTCATGGGTTTGCTGTCTTAGTCGTCATGCGGGGGTGGTAAAATGCCTGCTGTAATTGCTGCGCTGGCTCAATTAATTGGATCTGCTTTTGGCAAGATTTTTAGTGACAAGGTTATCTCATGGGTAGCATGGAAGGCGTTGCTTGTGCTTATGTGTTTTACTCTTCTTCCTCTTATGCTTAATAATTTCCTGTATGATATAATTGAAATAGTAATGAATTTTGCGAGTGGTCAAGCTGGTGGTGCAAGTTCTCTTAATGGTGCTATGAATTTCAGCGGTTTTGGTGGATGGTTAATAGAGATGTTTCGTCTTCCTGAGTGTCTTAGCGTTCTTATAAGTGCTTTGGTTCTTCGTATAGCGCTTTCAATGGTTCCTTTTGTGAGGTTATAATATGATTCAATTAATCGAAGCTCCTCCCCGTTCTGGTAAAAGTTATTTCGCTGTAAACTACCTTTGTAAATTCACTGAATTTGACGGTTTATATACTGAGTATGTGCTGGATTCAAGCGTGCTCATTATCTCCAACATTGAGGGGTTAAAAATAAACCATTGGGATTTGGCGGAGTGTCTTAAGTCCAGGACGTTGAAGGAATTTTTTTGTATTGCAAATTTTGAAAGGATTATGGAGAAAACGGGCAAAACTCATGTTATCTTGGCTATAGATGAGTGCCACGACTATTTCCCGGCGGGTTTTGTCGATCATGATATTTATTCGTTCTTTGCTTTTCACGGTCACATAGGGCTTGACGTTATTTTAATGACGCAGAGTCTTGATAGAACGTCCAGAATGTTTAACCCTCTGTTAGAGTATATCGTTAAGGTTACTCCTCGTTCAAGGGCCGTCCTGAACAATTTTTCATATAGTTTTGTCGATCTCAAGGGGCGTTTTCTTTATTCAAAGTCCATTCCGAAAAAGAAACTTGTTTTCGGTGCGTATAAGTCTTTTCGTAAAGACGAACAGAATAAACCGAAAAATGCTATTAAGCATTGGCTCATTGTTGTTGTCGTGTTTTTCGTGGTTGCTGGCTTCCTTTTTAAGTCTGCTCTTGCGATTGTAAAGGGTAAGGGTGAATCAGGCAAGAAAGCTAGTGAGGTAGCACAAAAGCGTTTGACTGATCCTGATAATACAAGTGTCCCTGCTGTTGGTCCTGGTACTGCTTTAAAGGCTGCTGAAGTTAATACTCCTGTAGCGTTGCCGGTTCAAAAACGGCTTTCTTCTTCTTTCGCTGTTCCGGTGAGTAACGTGGTTACTGTGAAGGGTGTCATTGCTATGGGTGATAATCGTGGTTACTTGCTGTCAGATGGCCGTTGTGTGAAGTCAAACCGTGTTTATGCTGTTGGTGCTGTTTTTAAACCGTGAAAGGCCGGCTTGTGGCGGGTGGCTCAGACACCCGACACTATGCCGGCC